TTTAAAAGATGGCGGTACAACTATGAAAAACAATCCACCAGTAGGTTCTTTACCAGAAGAGGTAGCAGATGATATACCTGCAATGATCTCTGAAGGTGAATTTGTAATACCAGCAGATGTTGTAAGATATGTTGGTTTAGATAAGATTCGTGCTATGATGCATGAGGCAAAGATGGGTCTTCAGTGCATGGAAGATGAAGGTCTTATAGTGGATGTAGATGAAGAGGGAAGACCAGAAGAACCTCAAAAAGAATCTAAAGGTGAAGTGGCTATACTTGACGTAGTTCAAATTGAAAAGGCAGAACCAATGACAAAATCATTAAAAGAGGGTGGTATAGTTTCACCTATACTTAATCCAGAGGAGGAAGTTAAAATGAATAGAGGTGGAATGATAACTCAAGA